ATACTCATCTATCGTTCCAAAAAATAATAAAAATGGGTCAGCTATTAATGCGTTATTTGTGTCTAAAAAACCTCTATAAATATAAACTTCTTTGTTAATTATGTTTTCAGATAAAGCTATTGATATGTAAGTTTGATCGACTCCAGATAAACTTAGTTGCAAGCTGTTTTTTGTAGGTTTGTTTGTTTCGTTTACGCCTGTAATATTTTTAAAATGACCATTTGATTGATAAGTTCTTGATGTGCCTGATACACTAGATGTTATATCAAAGCTGGCGTTTGTTAAATATACTGGTGTGCCAAACTCTATTTCTACAAGTAATACGGGGTCAATAACCCCTGTTGCTAATTCTGTTTTTACCGAACTCGATAATCCTCTTGCCATTATAAACTCTCAATAACATCAAACTCAAATTTAAATAATAAATTACCATCTTTGTCGTTAGAGTTTGTTTGAAACTCTTGAACATCGCTTACTAAATGAACTGTCACTGGAACGGAGTCATAAGTAACAGAACTATCATCTGCTAAAGTTGTTCTTAAAGGTGGTTCAATAGTTACAGTTGCGGCATTACTTGATGATGTTACATCTTCCACAACCATATAAACTTTATCATGTGCAAATTTAATTAGGTCTCCCGCTTTTAATCTTCCAGCACCATCAGCCGCAAATCCATCAATAGCAATAGTAGTATCGGCGGCAGAGTGTGACCCGTTCACGAGTAGTGTTCCTGTTTCATTACCAAGTGCATTTAGTGTGCTTGGCAAGGTTATTGTAAAACTTTCTTTTCTACTTCTTTGCTTAATAATAAAAGCCATGATCGGGGCAAACTCTGACCTAGTCATAGGAGGATATGACACTGTAAAACTAAACCTTTGTCCTTGAACTTGTCTCCTAAATGTTTTGCCACTATCAGTTTCACTAAACAAAGTTTTTTGATTCGATCTTAAATTGATTGCATCAAAGTTTGTGTTTGGTAAAGCCCCACTCATATTAATGCCGCCTTACCTTTTTCATTAACAGCACTATTAATCATATTTACAATTACACCTCTGCTATTAACTAATAATTCATTAAACCCTCTTGCATCAACAGTATTAATATTAAAGTTTACTGTAACTGGTTGTCCACCACCAAGCTGACTATTTGGAATTACATTTGATGCTCTATCAGGAACAACCATTTCTGGGCCAGCCTCTCCAACCATGTATGGTTCGCCTTGATTCATTCTACCACCAAGTCGTCTGCCTTGATATTTTCTACTTGCTATTGTTGCAATCTGGGCCGCACCTAAAGCACCAATGGCAACAGCTAAAGGAATACCAAACGGCCCCATACCTAACGCTTTTGTGACACCTCTTGCAGTATTTACAACTGCGTCTGCTATTGCTAAGGCTTTGTTTATTTCGAAAGCCCTTTTATTGGTTTTACTTAATTCATCTAATACTTCTCTACCAGTAGCAAAAACTAAATCTTTTTTCTGTTTTGAACTAAGTTTGTCTAATTCTAATTCATTAAAGTTTCTATCTTTGATTGCTTGTAAGTTTTTGTCATATAGTTGTTGTTTAATTCTCATTTCTTCATCAACAGATCGTTTTACAATAGCTAATCTTTCTTTAATCCCCTCTAGCATTATTTTCATTTCTAATTCATTTAAAGATTTCAAATGTTTTTCAAGAATACGGATTTCATATTCTCTATCAGAACCTTGCTCTATTTTTAATCTAGTCATAGCCTCTAGTTTTTGTCTTTGTTCTTCAACTAAGGCTAATTCTTTCTCTTGTTTGTCTGCTAATAATTCTAATTCTGTTTTGTATTGATTTTTAATTTTTTCAATGTTCTTAGCATTTGCCTCTATTTCTTTTCGAGTGTTTTTTTCTAAATCAAATATAGGCATATCTTTAATTGCTATTTCTTCAAATGCGTCTCCAGTTTTCTTTGCGGCATCAGCCAAAGCGTCCATAGATTCAACATTTTTCTTAACCTCTTCATCTACTATTCCTAAAAATCTTAAAAACTGATCGAACTTATCAGTGACAAAAATAACTGATTTTCCTACTGCCTCAAATGCAAAATTAACTCCACTTAATAAAAATGATGTAAGTTTTCCTAGACCAGCAATTAATGGTTCAACAAAGTCAATTACTGCCGCTAAATTATTTGTAAATCGAGTAACCTCTGGCGATACCTCTTGACCAAAAGCATCTTTAAGATTGTCTAATGCAATACCAAAGTTTGAGAATGATACTGATAAGTTATCAAGTTTTTCTTCAGTAGCACCAGCAAATGTTTCTCCTAAACCTTTTTCTAATGCTTTTAATATCTTAGCCGCACCCTCTGTTGTTTGACCAAACTTAGATATTTCTAAACGGGTTATGCCTAGTTGTTGTTCTAATATTTTAAATACTGGAATACCACGATCAGCTATTTGGTTAAGTTCTTCTAAACCTAGTCCACCTTGAACACCTCTACTGAATACTCTGGTCATAGCCTCTAAGACACCAAGTTGATCGGTAGTCACAGCGGCAGTATCAGTAAATACTCTTAAAAGTTTTTCTGTTGGTTCAATACCACTAGCTTTTAGTGTAATAAATGATCTTGATAAATCTTGAACTGAAAATTGTGTTCTTGTTGCAAAGTCAGATATAAATTCAAATGCTTTAGCACCACCCTCAGCAGAACCAGTAACAGATTTTAAAGAGTCTCTTAAATCCTCAAACTCAGCAGTTACTCGTAAAACTTCTCTAACAACTAATGCACCTCCAATACCAATCAAAGCCGCTTTTAATTTGCTAGCAGAATTTTTAACTCTATCTAAATTACCTTGAACATTTTTAAGGGCCTGTTTAGATTTATCCTTTGCAATTATGTCTATGTTTACTTTTTTAGTTGCCATTATCTAAATTTTAAATTTTGTTTTTTTTGTTCGTTTTCTATTTCTTCTCTTTGTTGTTCAAAGTATGCAATCCACATATTAAACTCAAAGCAACTCATTTGCAATATTTCTGGGATAGTTTTATGTAATCTTTCTGCAACAGCGATTACATTATAGACTTCAGGATTTTTTAGTTTTTTTTTGCGTCCTCGTAGTCAGAACCTAAAATTTGATTTGAGACTCTGGCGATGACATCTGTATCTGCTTTTGTTTTAAAACTAAGTATGTGAGTAGCATTAAACATCTTGTTGTGATCTTTGTCTAACGCCTTTTCAATTATGACATCAATAAGAATATTCAGGTCGCCACTATTCGCACCTTTAAATAATTTGGATTTCTCCATCATATTAAAAGGTTTAGCGTAAATAGCTTTATCGCCTACAAGTCCCCACTCAGGAACTTCTATTACTCTTATTTCAGTTTCTTCAAAATGACTTCGTATTCCGTCAAAGTAATCGGGTTTATTATCGTCAGCCATAAATTAAATTATACTGTACCGATAGTTAAGCCGCCTGTACCTTGTAAAGATACTGTTCTTGTAGTCACTCCATCTAAAGTTACACCAACACTCATTCCAGTTACGATTGCTGACCCAGACAATTTTTGTTCGCCTGAACCTGAACCCTCTGGCATGAACTCTACACTTACAGTAGCACCTTGTGTTAGGTTGCCTTGTGCTGTATCGTCATCGTCAAAATTCATATCGATTGACGCTGTGTATGTGCCTCTTCCAACAACATAAGATTTCATTGATGAACCTAATGCTGTATCTTCTACGATGTCGTGTGTTGTATCAACAGTGAATCCAGTTGCTTGACCGATGCTAGTTCCGCCAATATGAACAACTGCGTCCTTACCATGATGAGTAGCCATAATTTATTACTCCTTTTCTTTCTTTAATTCTTTTATAACTTTTTGCGTTTCTTTTTCAACTGATATTTTTTTATTTTTGCCCTCAACAGTAAAACCTCGTTTTTCATAATACTCTTGAAAGTCAGGCGAGATTTTTATTTTGGTTTCTCCTTTAACCATTACTATATCCATAGCCATTATGCAGTCCCCCTTGTAAATTCATACATCACACGCACAGTTATTCTGACTCCACCATAAGGATATATCGTACCCTCGTCTGTCGATGCCTCAATAATTTGTGTATCTAATGCATTTCCATTTCTTGTTATATCATTATCAAGTGTTTCTTCAACTACTTCAATAATTTGATTTCTTACAGTATCAATATTTGAGTCTGTACCTTTGCCAAATGCAACTATAAGAAAATCTATTGTTCCTGTATATTTACCTGAGCCTGTTGCACCCATAGCAGATGGTTCTCTTGTTTCATCGCCAGCTTGAATAAATGCGGCTGGGAATTGTGCATCAGATAATTCTTCTACCTCAAATGGTTCTCTTGTTAATTTTTTAAACTCGATTGGGCTTGTTACAGCATCAAGTTTTGTAATTATGTCACTAGCTATATCTTCTCTTTTGCTCATATTCCTAATTGTTTAAAATAAAAACTACTAAACTCATCTACTATTTTTGGTTCTTCTTTGATACCAATAGCAAAAAATGGTCTTTTGACCTTTCTCTTACCTACACCAAAGGTATCATGGAAACTAGCTATTTTTTCTCTTTCTTTGTTAGCAAACATCAAAGTATTTTTAAAACCTCTTTTTCTATAATCTAAAGACCTAAACATCTTACCAGTATCAGTCAAATCTACAAACCCTGTTTGTCTGCCTCTGTTTCTTCTATCTCTTTTAGTTGATTTTGCATAAGGCAACATCTTTCCGCCATCAGGTAATCTACCTTTTTGAGTTCTTTTAGTAATCATTAAGATGGCCATATTGGAAACTCTATTAAGAGAAGTTTGTATTGCTTTTCTTTGTTTTCTAGTGATTCGTTTTATAAGTTTTTTTACTTCAATGTCATTGACATTAATTTTAATGTCAGCGACCATTATCTCACTAATCGTAAATTGTGTAGAGGCTCTTTTTCACTATCAGATACAGTCCCCCCGCCGTCCTCATCATATTCGACCCCGTCCCGCAAAATTGCTTGGAACTCTTCATCGTATCTGTCCCTGTAAAAATCTATTTGAACTTGGAATGTATCTTTACCCTCTCCAGTGTCAGGGTCTCTCCATTTAGTAAGTTGAGGATAAATGTATTTCCATAGTGCTAAATAAACAACAGATAACTCCCACTGTGCTGGTGTGAGTTTACTATTTTCCATTTCAACAGATGTGACTTTTGTAATATCTTTGTATCTAACTTGGTGTCTGTATCTTTCCCACCATTCCTCTCTGATACGTCTTAATACATCGTTTTCAGCAAATTGTATTTGATCTACAAACGTAGTTATACCAAACCCTAAAATGTCTGGTTGTATCTTTTGCAAATGTGTATTTTGCACACTAAATACAGTCGATGACATTATTTTTTAGTTTTCTTTTTTTTAGTAACTTTCTTAACAACTTTAGTTTCTTTAACTGGTGTTTCAGTTTTAACTTTTACAGCTTTGTCATCTTTTAAATTCCAACCACGCATATTGAATCTTTCTTTGTTGTTCTCATAGTCGTGTTTGTATCTTTCAATAACATCGCCTTTGCTATTAATAAGTTTTACAGTTTCTATAGTCATAATTTTTTATATCAAATAAGGGGTGGATAGACCACCCCTTAATTATAATTGATTAGTTAGCTAGTGTATCAGCTGTTAGTTTAACTCCATAAGAATCATGAAGTTCGCCAACACCGAATACAGCTGTAGCAACGATCTCATCTGCTCTTAAACTTGCATCACGCTGAGACTCAATTTTTAAGTCTTGCATCATCGCTAGTCCTAAAGCGTCTTGTGAGAATACTCCACCGATAGAATCATCTGAACCATCTACTGAAATGTTTGAAGTTTCAAAGATTTGAATTCCAGCAATCGTACCGACAAAGCCAGTTCTCATAGCCTCGTTACCAATATCAGGTATGTTTGATGAACCCGCAAAAGTATTCGTTAAAGCTTTTTTAACATTGAATATTTGTTTCGGGTGGAACACACCATAATATGGGCCAGGTGCTTTATTAGTTTTAAGTTCTGCCGCACACTCGAATAAGTCTTGGATAGTTAATTCAGAACCAGCGCCAGGCCCTTTTTCTGTTGAAAAGCCTGTAAACAAAGCCGCAAGGTCAGTATCAATTTTAGTTGCAATCGCCTCGCCAAAAAGTCTGCCGATGTCAGCCGCAACATTTCTTGATGCTGAATTTCTTGCTAAATCCGTAAGCGTGGTCATTATACCGATCTCTGATGCCGTAATTGTGACCGAACTAGGATTCACCGCCGTATTGGAAAGATCAGTTGCCTCAGCTACTGCCGCCGCTGATACGTTTGCATAAATCGGTACTTCTACTGATTTACCACCGCCAACGATGCTGTAGTTTCTGACAAGACCTCTCATTATTGATTGCTCGCTTGCTACGAACAATGCCTCTGCTACGATTTCAGTATATAGTTCTGATATCGTGCTACTTGTCGTTTCATTAGCCATTTTTTACTCCTTAATGGTTATTTATTGTTTAGAACAATCCTTGTCGGTTGAGAATTTCTTTTTGCTCTATACTCAGCATATTTTTTCTTATCCGCTGGATTACTCATATCTAAATCACTCAGATTGAAAGGTTTACTGAGTTCTGACCTATCCACATTTGACACTGAGCCACTGCCACTAGGTGTTGCAGTAACAAAGTGAGGGTTCTGTGTTAAAAACTCTTGAACTAACTCGTCAGTAGTTAAAAGTTCCCCCTTACTGTTATATCTAGCTATACCATTTTTGTCTAGAATTTCAACATTACCTGATTCGTTTAATTTTATATTTTTATTTAAAAGTTCTACGACTTGGTCAGGATTGATTGCTTTATTTCGTGATGCTGATGACAGTAAGGCTTTATTAACTTTAATGTCTCTTAGTTCTGATTGTAAACTTGATATTCTTTTTTCAGACTCATCAGATTTTTCTTTAAGGATTTTTTCAAACTCTCCTTTTTGAATTTTAGATTTTTCCTCTGCCTCTTTCTGTAACTTAACAGCATTGATAGCAGTATCTAAATCATCGACACCTAATTTGTTATACATAGATGCTCTGTCTTTAGCTAATCTTGCTTTGACAATTTCGTTTACTTGTTCCTCAGAAAATTTATTTACTGGGGTCTCTTGCTTTGGTTGTTCATTTTGGGTTGTTTCATTTGAAACAGTTGGTTCAGTAGTTTGTTCTACTTTTGCTTGTTCGTCAGCCATTTATATCTCCTTATATATTCCAATCAGGATTTGTTGGAATCCAAGTATGGCGGCAACGATATCCCCCTCTAACTATAAAAGGGTCTCCAGAACTTTTGCCTTTCCACGACTGTGAGTTCCATCTATCCCGAATTTGTTTTTCGGTTAATGTTCTTCCTACCATACTTACACAAAAAGGTCTAGAGTCCCTTACCAAAGTACCAGTATAGGTAAAAAATTTTAAACCACTTTCTTTTGCTTTCTTTACTGTAAACTGACCATGAAACTGCATAACAGAGTCATGTGCTATTTGGCCAGCATATTTTCTAAGATTTTCTCCAGCCCTATCAGCGGCATATTCTGTTTGTAGTTTTGTAATTGCATTTTGAACAGCTGTCTTTTGTGACTCATCAAATTTGTTTTCATTAATAAAATCAACTAATTCGTTAATTTCTGATTGATTTGATTGTTGATATACTCCATTGATGTGTGATCTGATATTCCTCTCAACCTCTGCAAATGGTCTGCCAACGATTGCACTTTGATACACCTCATCATTAATTACTTTTAAAAATCTCTCAGCAATATCTTCAAAGCCACTAAATGATTGATATTTTAAAGCTGTAATAGTTTGTAAATCAACTTTAGTTAAATTTTTAAATTTTGCGGGTATAGGCATTTTGCCAAAGGTATCGAGTACCTCTTTAGCAATCTTGTTGTAATCTTCATTAACAATTAAGTCTGCCTCTTCGAGAAATACGTTTTCTATAATTGATCTTAGTTGGGGTTGTAGTTCTATTGCAAGTCTGGTTGTTAGTGTTGTCCCACCAACAGTAGTTTTTCTTACTGAATCAATAATATCATTCTCTAAAGTGTAAAGAACATTGATTAGTCTTTGTTCGTGTTGATCTGCAAGTTTATCTAATATTCTGCTCATTTGATACTGTTACGCCAAGAGTAAAGAGACCAGTAAGCGGGACTCAAAGTCTTTTGCCCACGAACTCGTTTAAGCACTCCGCCCATACGAGCCATGAAACTACGCTTTCGTGATGGTATATTAGATTTGATTGACATTTTTGGGTCGCCAAATCTTACCTTTTTCACATTACCAGTTTTCTTGTCCTTGACGTAAACAGCAAATTTTTTACTTTGACTTGGTGTTCTAAATGGCTTTCCTAATTTAACTGATCGTCCTTGATAAGTTGCCATATAGATAAACCTTACTCGCCAAGATTTTGTTGAATTAAATCAAATGTACCTGACATTGAAACAGTATCAGACGCATCAAGATTTTGTCCTCTAAGTTCAATATCTGTCTTAGCCTCAACTCTAATTGGATTTGGAAATTCAATAACTGAGTTGTTTCTAAATAATTCAACAAGATTTTTAACTTGGAATACTCCATTCTCAGGTCTTATAAACAATGCACCCATAGACGCTTTGTTTGCTTTACCAGCAGAAAAATGAACTCTAGTTATGTATCCAACATGGTCAGCTGGAATAGTGTATGCACAAACCAAAGATTGATTTTCATAATCTGTTCCAATTCTAACTTGCTCATTACCACCGATTGTTGCTGTAATATTTCCAGCGTTTTTTCCACCTGAACCAGCTGTAAGAACTGACATTCTAAACAATCTAATATAGGTATTTGTAGTAACTACATTAGTCGTTCCGTCCATTGTTACAGTTTCAGATTGACTTGCATAGTTCCCATCTAATCCCTCAATCTTGACTGTTCTTGCACCAGTGCCAGCAGAGTCATCAGCTGTAGATGCTGAAACTACTGTAACTGCACCAGCAGATGTTGGATAAGTAATATTAGCAGAGGCAACACTTATTAATTCCATAGATGTACCTACTGCACCATTAAATCCAAATTTATTTATGGCACTAAATTTACTTACATCGCCCTTTGCTATTGCCAAACCAAAAGACGAATTATTCTCACTTGCAAAACTCATTTTTTCCTCCTTTTTTTTCTTAAATCTAAGTCGTGCTTTCTTGAGCCTCTCAAGAAACTATTTACTCTTCCCATAGACCAAGCCGCCATCGGAACTCTTCTACTACCAGCAGATAAAAACGCACCTTGCCCTCTTCTATATACTTTAGCCAAAGTTGAATAAGTATATTTTTTAGATGCCTTAGCTTTCCTTTTAAGAGTGGCTACTGTTGCCGCTGAAAGTGGTTTTCTTCTAACTGCCATTATGCCTTTGTCCTTGCTCTTAGTAAACTTTTTGGAATTACTCCACCTGATTTATAAATTGATGAAACTCTTTTAATTAAACTGGCCCTACGGGTTCTCTTTGCACCTTTAAGCCCAGATAAGTATTTTTTTGGAATTCCTGTTTCTTTGTCTTTGGGAACTCTTCTAACTTTCTTCTTCTTCTTCGCCATTTGGAGTCTGACCCTCAATCTCAGTTGTTGTAAATTGTCCTCTAACAGTTCTGGTATTATCAATCTCATCGTTAATAGTTTTAATCATTTCGTTGTCATCAATAACTGCCTCAGCAATTTGTTTATCTATTTCTTTGTTAAATGTTTCTGATTTGATTCCACTTGCTTTAGCCATTTGTAAGAATTGTAAATCATTGGCCCAATCTCTCACATCAAATGTATCAGGATAATCAACTGCCCCGTCCCATTCTGTATCTTGCCATTTAGCGTACAAATCCCAAATTTGCTCTTCAGCATTTTCTAAATAATCGGCTTTCTCACTGAGTTTCGCATTTAAAAGCTGAAATTCCGTCTGGAGGGCTATACCGCTAGAAATTTGATTTCCTGATGTACCTCTAACTGAACCCATGTGTGTGATACGATCTATTGCATCAATTTTGTTTTGGATACATTTCATAATGCCATCTAAGTTTTGTCCACTAGGCTGAATGATGTAAGGTTTTAAGTCTGACTGTAAATCTTCAGGTATTTCTATAATTGAACCAGCACCAGCACTAGCCTCAACATTTGGAGTCTTAACTAAACTAGGGTGGTTTGCTAATCTAATAAGCTGTTCTTTTTCTGAATAATCGTTGTAAATAGACTGTTGCAAAAATGCCACATCAGCTAAATCACTAATTCCAATAGGTCTTTTACCACCTTTAAGATTGTAAACATTTATAGCTGGTATTCTACCAATAGCATTTGGGACTTGATCTACTATTTTAACCTCTCCCTCTGCATATTCTTTTTCGTAATCTGTAACCTCATACGTTGTTATTTCTTCTTCAGTAAATAATTTTAATATTGCTCTGTCAGCGTTTATATCTTCAACCAGTAACAACATATCTAAATAAAATCTTCCGCTAGCGGCTCTTTTATAATTCCAGTTCACAACATTTTCTGGCGTGTAAATAGACATATAAGGTCTAATCTCTTGCTCTAACTCTTCGGCCCTAGTTCTTAAATTACTTTGTGGTTTATCAATAATGACCCAACAGTTTCCGTAGATGCTTGCATTCATTTGCACCTCTCTCATCATTGTGTTGAATGATCTGCCGTCTAAGTCTGCATCATTAAGAAATGCCTCTAGCTGTGGGTCTCCATCTAAAGAACCATAATCTCTAGTAGGTGGCACTCTCCATAAAAAGCTAGTGTAAATTTGAACAACATTTTTACAGTGGTTATCAACTGGTGTGTGTCTAATTCTTTGATCGTATTCCTCTGGAGTCTCTAAGATATATCTATGTAAGTAATAACCATTTTTATAATCATTACCTCCAAGATAACTACGAATATAAAATTCCCAATTAGAAATATTTGCGTGCCATAACGGGTGCTTGTTTGTTAAAAAATTTCTATCCATCAACTCCACCTTTGTAGAGGGCTTGGTTTAAAATCCCTTTTGACTGGGAAGTTATATTCTACCATGTAACCTAACGCATCATTAAAATGGTCGAAACCAGAGTTTTTGTCAGGCACATTTGTTCCCTCTTTGTATATCTGTCTTTCTATCGACTTAATAACATTTTTGCAAGATTTTAAAACATATAAACTATTTATACCTTTAGCATTTTTGAATTTAGAATTAACTGCATTTATTCTATCTCTAACAAGTGGTGCTTTGTTTCTTACTCTAACCTCGAACCCAGCATTTTTTAAAAGTGCAAGATCAGTCATTCCTCCAGCAGATGTCTTTCTAGCTTTAGAACTTGGGTCAGGGTAAATAACTATTTTTTTATTTGGGTATCTGTTTTTTATTTCTTCAATCATTTCATTTGTATTTGATGACCAAATTTGAATCTCGTCAATAATATATATCCTATCATTTTCTATTACAGAAACAACACCAGCCATCGGGTCGATATTAAAATCTTGGCCGATGTGAACTGTGTTATAACTGTTGTTAAATTTTTCTATAATATTTTTTTCTCTATTAAAATTGTAATAAATAATTCCAGCGTAGTTTACAAAGGTTGCTAAATATTCTTGCTGGAAAGTTCTCTCATCTAAATCATTCTTTGCTTGTTCTATTTCTGACTCAGATACTTGGCCACCCTCTAATGTAGTAAATTTAAAACTCTGCCATTCAGGGTCATCTTTAGTAAATAGATCATAAGCAAAATTGAATCCTTTAGGACTTGAGCAGAACAGTGCATGGCCCAACGTGTCAGATAACGTAGGTCGAAGAACCTCGTACCAAGCCTGTGGTTTGATGTCAGCAAATTCGTCTAGCACAATAAAGTTTAGGCCCACACCTCTCAAAGATTGGTCATTATCAGCCCCTTTTAGACTTATAAGAGTGTTGTTTTTTAGCAACAGTGATAAATCAGACTCATTTATTCTTTTGACCCATCTATGCCTAATCATCATTTCTTTAAGCATATCCCAACAAATAGTTTTACTTTGACGATAACTTGGGCTGACGTACCAGACCCTCTGATTTGGGTATCTTGCAAACTTAGCTATTTCTTGAATTGCTAAAAATGTTTTACCAAACCTACGGCCTGATATGAGAACTCGAAATCTTTTATTGCACTTAATAACTTCTCTTTGAGGTTCAGTCAGGGCCATTAAATTTGATCTCCCCAGCTGTGCCAACCTTTTGCTCTTTGTCTAGCAAACAGTTCTACTCTTGGAAGATCGCCACATAACTCAATAATGTTATCTCTAATAGTGTCAGGTTTTTTGCTATGCTCTTCTCTTTTACTAATCACTAATTGTTTTACTGATTTAGAAATTCTTTTTGGTTTACCTTTAGTAGCTAGTAAACATTGTTCAGGATTACATCGAGTCCAATATCCCATACCAGTAAAGTATCCATCAGATTTGATATTTTGTTTTACCCATGTGAAAGCCACTGTTTTATATGTAAAGCCCCATTCTTTAATGACCCTAAAAGCCTCTGGCAACATCGAATCAATAGCCCAAAGAAATAGAGTGCAATTATCGTCAGAAATATCAGAAATAGGTAGCTTACAAATATCGTCAATACTAAGGGTATTATAATGCCTGATAGCAGATCGTTGCTGCCCTTTTTCTGAATACGTTTTAAACGACCAAGCTGGGTCTGCATATATTATTTGTGCTTTGACATTTGGTAAGGGTATCACTCAAGATTCCATGCCAGTGGTTGGTCATCTTCAGTAATTATATTCTCTGACTGACCTAAAATTTGTTTACCAAGCCAAATTTGCATAACTACATTTCCTCGTTCAGCTGATTTCCATTGAAATTGTCTAAGTCTCATTTTCATTTCTGCACGACCTTTTGTCAGAAATTCCGAATAACTCTTCTCAATTAAATCTGCGCTGCAACCAAAGAAATCTGCTATCTCTTTATTAGTACAACCTAATTTAGCTAGTTTTTTGACTTGTTCCTTGTCAATATTATACTTTTTTGGTCTCGACATATCCTCTTACCCTTGAGTTTGGTAAGTTTTGTTTATCAAAAATTTATAGTTTTTGCATCATTTATTTATGTAATTTAGTATGTGACTAATGACATCAACAGTCCACCCGTCCCCTAATAAATCACTAGCTTTATTTACATCTACGATACTTGTATAATTTTCAGGCACAGTTTGTAGTCTTTCCATTTCTATTTGATTAAAGGTTCTTACACTTTCTACTGATAAATCTTCTTTTTCAAATACTATAGTTATCATGCCAGTTGTTTTATATCTATTAAGTAAATATTCTTTATTTTCATTAATATGACCAGTATTTGTTAGTAAACACCTAGATTTTAGTTTGTCAGTGTAACCACTTGTCAAAATATCTTTAAGGTACAATTTTTTATCTTTAGGTTGAGGTATATCGGAATATCTAAAACCAAATAAATCTCTATATTCTTGACCTATATTAGTCCAATAATAACGATCTCTAAATTGAGCAGATACTTTTGAACTATTTATTCTGACTGGGTAAGTTTCCATTAATCTACTTAAATATTCATAATCTGCTGGCGGCATAAGCACATTTTCAAGTATAAAGTATTTAGGTTTGCATTCTTTATAAAGTCTATAAAATTCAAAAAATAAACTACTTTTTTGACCATCAAGTCCATCTCTAGTTTTATTTCCTCTACTAAAATCCTGACATGGACTCCCAGCTAATATTAAATCAATCTCTGGTAAATCTTCTTTTTTAATATTTTTAATATTACCTAGTTGAATTGTATCTGGGTAATTGTGCTGCGTTACTTCTATTGCGTGTTTTTTTATTTCAGATGCAAAATAATTATCGTATTTAATTCCACATCTATTTAACGCAATCTGACCACAACTCATTCCATCAAATAAACTTAATACATTCATCGATATTCGTTAGCCATTCCTAATTCGTTAATTGCTTGATCTTTGGTAATTTTTCCCTCTTTTATTCCCCGATCTACTACGTTTTTATGTTTTAAGGCCCAATCCTTAATAAATCTTGTAACCTTTTTATTAGCAAGAGCATCAACAAACATAGTTAAAGTTGTTTCGTCTCGATCAACAATTCCAAAATTTTCTTTTAATTTAGGTTTCTCATCAAGATATTTTTTAGCAGATAACCAAAAGGCTGGCTGTTTAGCAAACTCTTTATCCTTAATAGAATTATAATAAGAATTATACATATCTGCTAATTTTTCTGGTTGTTCTAACCATTCTGGTTCTAACTTTTTAAAGTTTTTCTCTGCTGTACCTTTGCTAACTTTATTTGTAACCCTATCCCAAAATTTATTAAAAGTAGGAGAGTATTTATTAGTAGATGTATTGGTAGAGGTAGAGGTAGAGGTAGGGGGGTTTTGGCTAGGTTTTTTTGGTCTGCCCCCTAGTTTACCATTTACTTTACTCGCATCTATTCTTTTACGAATATATAAATATTCCTGTAGCTGTCGTTCATTTTGGTAATGATCGTCCATTTCTACAAAGAATTGATCTACTATGTTTTCACATGAAAGTTTCTCACTCTCAGTATAACAACTAGCGATTCGTTTTATCGTATCAATATTTTTAGGTAAGCCGACACATCGTTTATTCCAATTCCAACAAAGTAATCGAATATAAATTCCTATCTCTTCATTTGTTAAGTGTGATGTTCCAGCAATAAAATCTTCGGTAAATAAATACCATGCTTTTAGTTTTTCTTTAGGTTTCGAGTTCTCGTCTATAAACATTGTTACCCCCATTTCTGAACAGTTTATAAATTGTGTAAGTGACCTCATCTATTTTATCGTCAAACTCTTCTTGCGAATAAGTTTTAAAAATAAATTCGTCTGTTACCTTTGTAATGGCTTTTTGCTGTGCTTTCAACCATAAACCTATAAACTCATCTTGGTTCTTAGGGTCAGGTGGTAAAATAATTTTTTTGTTTTTTGATATTTGAATTACTAAAGACATTTTTTTACGGAGTAAGGGTGGGAGAAAAAAGCAATAGAGCAAACCCACCCCTACAATGATTCGGCAATTAAAATGGGTAATTACCTAGTTCAGATAGCTACAATGCCTTGCTAGAAAAGAACTATTTAGATTATTAGTCAAAAATCGTTGGGATTCAAGGGTTTTTTTACCTAAAAATAATTAAAATAACTATTGTAAAAACCTAAAAAATTTCGTAGGTTTAGGAATGATTAATAATAATAATAATAAGGAGACTACAATGCAAAACGATAAAAAAACTTTAGATCAACAGTTCAGTGAAAAAACTGGAATTGATGTTTCTAAAAAAGAAAGAGGTGTAAATTTAGACCCTGTAATTGGTATGGGTGTAACTCGTTCTATTGGTGGCGATGCTTACCCTTACACAATAATTGATATCTTAAATGTAAAAGGAAAAACTATTTTAAAATTAGAAAATGATTTTAATTTATATTTTCATAATCAGAATGAAGATTGCTCTGACCACCCTTACATCAAAAGAATTAAAAAAGTTGTATATCTTGAGCAATACAGAAATCATGGATTAGATGGTCGTATTGAATACAGAGATATCAAGTGGAACGAAAAAACTAAAAGATGGAATAAAGGCGAAAGCTATTATTACGCATCTGTTGGTCAAAGAAGATATTACCTTGACCCTAGTTTCTAATAACAATCAGGGGGGTGTAACAGCCCCCCGTAATAATAAGGAGAACACAATGCCTAAACTAAACAAACTATTTAAGAAGATACAAAAGTTTGATGTTATTGAAAATGATAGTGTCATACATCTTTTTAAAATAACTCATCTTGATAACTCTACTGCTGTTTATGATAACGATGGTAATTTAGTTATGAAGAGTACAATAAAACCAGCTAATAATAATAAGGAGAAAAAATAATGAGCAAATTGTTTTATATTAAATGCGATGATTTTATCTGTGATGTCGTAGATAGATACGACCATGCAAAACAATTAGTAAAAGAATATCAAAAAGATGATGGATTAGGTAAATATAAAATCCAATATTCTGCTGGTAGTTCTGTAATTGTAGTGACTTGGTTTAACAAAGATAGAATGAAGAAATTTTTAAATTTAACAAAAGAGAAGAGTGCATAATGGAAAAATTTTTTGAAACTAGACATGAAATTTTTGATCTGCCTATTAAAGAAAGATTTGAATATTGTAAAAATCTTTTTAAAGAAATGACGGGTCAAGAACTAACCCATGAACAATCTAAACAATATTATCACGAAATGTATGATTGTGACACTTACCAAAATAATATTTATTCTGTTATGGTGTTTAGAAATAAACAAGCAGATTGGCAAGTACATGAAAAATCATGGAAAGGTAATATGACGTATCTTTCAATTAAAAGATTAGATAAAAAATCTATTCATGATTGGAGACATTTACAACAGATTAAAAATGAACTTGTTGGTAAAGATTATGAGGCAGTTGAAATATATCCAAATGAAAAAAGGTTGGTAGATACTGCAAATCAATATCATCTTTTTGTTTTTCCTAAAAATTACTTAATACCTTTTGGTTGGCATCATAGAACAGTTGATGCAGTAGGTGTTGATGGTGGAGTAGGAAAAAGAGGACAAAGAGCAATAGAGGAGTCCACAATATGAAATTTAACAAAAAACTATTTCCCTACGGCATTGAACGTAGGGATATTATAGGTTACTCTTTAGACAGACATAAGACTCCGATATACAGAGTAACAAGAATTATGCCTAATAAAAAAAACTACTTTAGGTTGGTTTTAAAGGTATTAACAGTTTTGCTCTTACTATGTGGTGTTATTATCCTTAGCGGGTGTAGCACCACACCAATAGTGGACAGTAGGGGCAAAAGTTCCGCCAATATTGAGGGGTCGGCGGAACGATACCACGATGACTATTATACTTGTAAATCTTTAGTCGAAGATAATACCAATGCTTTTGTCGATAAATCAAAAGTAGTGTATAATGGTTTGCGTTGGAGAGTGTTATGGCTATCGCCTAAATTAGATACGAGACAAGATTTAATAAATAATTGTCTTTTTGGGCGTGGATATAACGTAATTAACAAATAATAATAAGGAGAAACTACAATGTCTAATATAGTTGATAAAGTGTTTGATAACTCAGCAGACAACGAGGGCAAACCAAACTACGCAATACAATTAGTCGATGGCACTAGATTATATTGTCGTGGAGAAATACTAAACCCATTACCAAAGTCAGGCGATGCGATTGATTTTACAGTAATCAACGTAAAAACGTCTAGCAAAGGTAATCCATACACTAACGTAAAAAATGTAAAGATTGCTGACAATCATACTCTTGATGATGATTTGCCTACTGATGCTTATGTACCAGAGCAACCATCAAGACCGATGCCTGTATCTAATGGTATGAATAAAAACGATACTCAGAGAATGGATATTTTCGTGACTGGTGTTGTTGGTCGATCAATGGGTAGTGGTCACTTTAGTGTTTCAGATATAAGCGATTTGACAAAGAATGCAGTAAAGGCATTTAATGACAACCTCAAAAATATCTAAAAATTATCGAAAAATATTTTACGACTATTGGGGGTTATCTGTTGTGGATACCCCCCAGTGTTGGGGTTGCTACCAAAGACCAGCGGTAGAGATTCATCATCTGACCCCAAAAGGTATGGGCGGTAGTAAAAAAAATTCATACAATGTACCAAATAATTTATTTCCTGTGTGTCGTCCTTGTCATACTTTGGCCCACAGCAATAGAAGAGTTAATGAAGAATTTAGAACAGAATTACAACAAAAAATAGATAATAAGGAGTTTGAAGAGAACGAAAATGGCATCTGATATTTATTCACTAGATTTTAACCCAAATGTTTTATCAACTAAACAAGAGGAATTGGGCCTAAAGTTTGCCGATGATGATACTGCGGCAGAACTTATGAAAAAAGAAGAGAAAATGCTGATTGCAGAATTAACACTAGAACATAGTAAAAATAGTAGTTATAAGAATACCACAGAATTAAATGGACTCATTTATTCTGATGACAAGTTTAAGCAGTTCTTTGACAGATACAAAGGAACTCTTAAAGAAAGGAATCGTTCTAAAATTAGATACGAAACCTTTAAGGCTTTTCGTGATGACCTCAGAACTAAGGTCGTAAACGAAAGGGAACTGGCAAAAAACTTATAGAAAGGAGTCAAAATGCCAAAACTAACACAAAACCAAATGATACTTGATTATTTAAAATCAGGTAAATCAATAACACCACTAACAGCGTTAAATAAATTCGGTTGTTTCAGATTGAGTGCAAGAATATTAAATCTGAGAGAACAAGGCCACGCTATCATAACAAAAAACATTACTCGTCAGGGCAAGACCTTTGCTGAGTATTCTTTAATGGAGTAATCATGTCAGATAAATTATTATATGGTTTGTCTGACCAAGAAATAGACGCTATGGAAAATAGCCTCGATATTCAAAAGATGAGGTCTTTTGATAGAAATTTAGAGGATATTGAAATCATGCAACTAGCTAAAAACTCTTTAAAAATGTATCTAAAGAGATTTGGTAAAGAAAGCAACATCTATGAAAAAGCTAAAGATATCATTGTTG